TTAGTCCTTCTTCTCGTTATCGTTGACCGGGCTGTCCGCTCCGGTCAGCCAAACGAAAATTTTACCGATCACTTTCAATACTCGCAACGTGTTTCTCCAAAATGGTTTCATATTGACCTCCTTTTTAATTGTTCCCGGCAAAGGTAGGGTGAATGGATAATGGATAATGAGCAATGAATAATTGGCTACGCTTTCATGCGCTTATATACCGCATGGTACATTATCCATTCTCCATTTTCCATTTTCCATTAAATAACCGTATTCGGTCCGGACATTGAAGCAGGGACATTCTTTGATGTACTCGCATGGTTCTATGATCCCGTTATGGTTGAGATCGGGACTCAGATCACGATGGCCGCAGACCTTTGCTCCCGGATAGGTGAGTAACAGAAAGCGCAGGAGCGTTTCAAGGCTTTGTTTTTGTGCGGTGGTACGTGTATCGGTTGCTTTGCCTGATGCGTTCAGACCTCCTTCGTAAGCGATTCCTATTGATTCGCTGTTGTGGCCTTTGGCGTGTGCGCCGATCTTGGTAATGTCGCGCATGTGGTGTATCCGGCCGTCTTTTGTGATGTAATAATGATAGCCGCATTCGGTGAAGCCTTGCCGCTTGTGCATGGCGTCGAGGGCGGACGGGGTGAGATCACTGGTGCAGCGGGAGGCGGTGCAATGCACCACAATGAGAGAGATGTTTCTTTGTTTGATCATTGTTTTGTGGGTGATTATGTGAGTAATTTCTAGTTGTGTATTTCTCATCTACCCCCCTCCCGTCCCCCTTTGGGGGAGGCGCTCAGTCGGTGGGCGTGGTCGCCCCCCTTGCCGCAGGGCGTTCCCCCACCGAAGGGGTGTCGGGCTGTAGCCGTGGGAGTGGCTGCGCTATGGGGTCAGAAGGGTGAACCGAAAGTGGTGGTTATAAGGTCTCTTTGTTTAGGGGTGAGAATACGGTTGCTGAGGTGGTAGTTGGTTTCTTCCAGTGATCCCAATAGTTCTACGTCATCCTTTATCCACTGTTTAAGGCGGATACTCGCAGAGGCAGGGGCTATATTGGGGAAGTAAAGTACGGCCAGCTCTTTAAAGCCATAACTTCGGTTACTCAGGTTGGCTTGATAGTTGTTTTGTGAGTGTACGTTTGTATACATGGTTCGGAATATTGGTTTACAGTCGTAAAGGTAGGACTTTTAATGTGTAGTTGTCATCCGGAAACTGAGTAGATATAGTTATATATGCTTGTTAAAGGCTGGAAGTTGTGACAATGGCGCAAATGTCACAACTTTCGGCGGTCGGCTTCGCCGTCCGCTCCGCGGAGCGGGGCGGCACGCCCCGCCGGGAAACTTCGGTATGCCGCAGGGTGGAAACAGTCAGCCGGGCACGCCGACAGGCGCAGTCCGAAGGAGGAGCGGAAAGACGGAAGTAACTTCGGGGCGGTGGTCGGGGACAGCCGCCGTCCCATGTGAGAAACTACGGGGCGGCTGTGTGGAGGCGGTAATGTTCCGCAAGGGGTAACTTTGAGCCCGGTACCGAGAAACGGGAAACTACCCAAACAGCGGGAATATCCATAATGCGCTGTTATGTTTAATAAAAGGGCGGAATCCGGAACGGTTCCGCAACTTATTAAACATAATTGCCTATTATGGATTTTCCGCGCAAAAGCTGCAGCAGGACAGAAACACCGGAAGCACCCCGCGCACGCAGCATCACGACCGCACGCGCCCGGAGGACGGCGAAGGGCGCTGACTTCCGTAGAACAAATGCGTTTGCGATAAACACGGGAACCCCGTACCGCATGGCTGCACTTCGGACCGACTGCCTGTTTCCTGTCGTTCAGACGCAGGAAGGTAGCGGATTGAGCCTTGTCCCGGCAACAAGTGCCGGGCAGAGCGAAACCGCACCGGGCATTGAAAACGACTGAGTACACACCGCATGGGCTACCATCGCATAGGCTGTCGCTTGTGGCCCGGATTGCCGGATTGCTATCACACACCTGGCAGGATCTACACCTGATCATCCCGATATCTCACTCGTTATGATAGCAGATCTTTCGCCGGCAGCTGTTCCTGGACAAACAATCTGCTATCACATTTATTCAGATCGAGATCTTCTTCCGGAGAAATCTGCTATCACCTTTCCGACTGACATCGGCAGGATGCTCTACTTCCGGTCATCCTCCATCGTCTGCTGCAATCTTTCGAATGCTTTGAGGAAATCTCCCACAGCGATTTTCTGATCCTGGTACTTGCGTTGCAATTCTCCCTTCTCCCGTGCCTCCTGCTTGTAGTGGGCACAGAATCGGGGGTATTCCTTCACGATATACTTTATCGCTTCACTGCCGCTTTTCTTTCCGGTGATGGATTTGAGCACTTCCATCTGTGCGGCCTCTTCGGCTGTCAGCCGTAGCGTGAGGATGCTCACTTTTTCGCTCATAATTGCCCGCCTCCTTCACTTGCCGATTCATTAACAGCCGCTTTGCCGGCCCGATTTTCATTATTCAGTTTCGCCGCCCTGTCGAATGCTTCGGCATACGTCCGGCACTTGATTCCGTAACGCTCGATCTTGACGCCTGCGGCTGTCACTTCATGGGCCACGCACCATCCTATACGCATTTTGCGGGGATAGTACAGCGTTTCTTTTGTTGTATTTTCGTTCATTGTTTTTCGTTCTTTTGAGTGATCAATCAGGAGGCTTCTTTCGCTTTACCGCCCGGGCTTCCTCCGGCCACTAGTCCCATTGCATCCCGCAGTCGCTTCAACAGGAATAGACGCGGCATTTTGAGACGTTTGTTTCCGTGCATTTCGGCAAGAATAGACCAGACAGGATTTCCGATTTCTCCATGCCGTGAGAGCTGCAGTACCTCCTCCAGCTCTCTTTGCGACAGATTGTAGGGACGCAGCGTGTTTATCAGCCCCTGCGGATTGCGCTGTTTCTCTTCCTCCGCCTTCACATCCGCCTGTGGCGGTTGATGCCTGGCGATATCCGGTTTGGAGCTACGGTCCTCACCCAATACGGTAGAAGAAAGTAAAACTCTTGCTTCCTCCTCCGTAAGCGCTCCGGAAGGCTGCGGGGGAGTAGAGGAGGATTTTCTTTGTTTTTCTTTTATTTTCTTTTCTTTGTCTGTTTTTTCCGGAATGTTTCCGGAACTTTCCGGAGTATTCTGGAAAGTTTCCGGAGTACTCCGGAATTTTTGTTCGGCCAATGTTGCCTGATTCCGTGTATCGTGTTCCGCCGCCCCGGCCCCGCCTTCGAAGAGTGGCATCGCTACAGGCTCCCTCATCGGCTGTTCCGGTTCTACAAGCAGGATTTCGAGCGGTATGTATGATTTCTTCTTGCTGATCTTGCAGATATCGAGATATCGGCTTTGAATGGCACGTGAGGTCAGTATGCATTGCGTCTTCCACATCACGGGGTCGAACAGGCATACTTCGGCACAGTAACCGATGATCTCCTTCACCCGTGCTTCGTCCATGTCCCAGTAGTCGGCACAGTCAAAGAGCTGATCTTCCGTCCAGCGGATATATGCGCCTTCCACACGGTAGATTTCGTTCAGCGCGTATTGGTAGACAGCGTATCCGTCGCATCCGTATTTCTTCTTCAGACGCTTTATCTTAATGTCCTGAAAGCGGTCCGTTTCCGCTTTGTAGTATGAAAAACCGTTCTTGCTCATATTCTTTTGCTGTAATTGGATGCCAGATAATTCATGATTTCTTCTTTGTTGTATAGGAACGTTCCGCCCAGCTTGTAGAAGGGAATAGCCTGCGCTGCACGCAGGTTTCTCAATGTTGAATTGCTGACATTGAGTAGCTTACACACATCTGCAGAGCGAATAAATGTCACATCTTCGGAGACATTGTCGAGTATGACGGGGGTAACGGGCTTGTACTTCGCTTCTTTCCGTTCCTGTTCATTGGCTGTACTTTCGGTTTTCATGATTTTCATGCTATTGTTCTTTGTTTTCATTGTTCTACTTCTTTATAGGGATTAATAATCATTTTTTATGTATTTGAAAGCTATTCGGTCGAGATCATTCAGTTGGTTGCTTTTCAGGGCGTAGATCGTTTTTATAATCCACCCTTTGAGGACAATGCTGCGGTGTCCTTCGACGTTGCTATAGTGCTGCAGTGCGTCATTGAGCGCTTTCCCCATCTTCTGTTCGGAGATGAGGTTCCGTTCGTATGCTATCATGCTGTCGATTGCTTTTTGTTCGAGGGCTTGCTGGATGAGGGTTGCGGTTGTTTTCATTCGTTTGCTGCTTTATTGCTGGGTGATTCTTGTGATTCTTTCCGGGCGTACATTTCTTTGAGGGCTGCCATGTCGTCCATAACCTTCGTATCCAAAATCTTAGCGTAGATTTGAGTCGTCTTGATACTGGTATGTCCAAGCATTTTCGATACGGTTTCAATCGGTATGCCATGAGACAAGGTAATAGTAGTGGCGAAAGTATGCCGGGCCATGTGGAATATACAAGGCGAAGCAAGTAATAGTGAATAGGTAAAGATTAAACGTAAGTCGTTTGAAATGAGCTGTATTTCTGTATTCTGCAAAATGTGGAAAATGCAAACGACAACAGAATATTGAGGTTGTTCAGTTACCAAACCGTTAGCCGGGCGGTTACCGAAACAAAAACAGGTAACGGTAAGCGATGAAAAGAAATCCTCACCGTTTTGTTTGCACTCATACACAGTGTTTTGCATATCAAGGAACGCTTATATGGCAAGTATTTTTGCACTAAAAAGTATAAGCGTATGAAAGTAGAAAAATTCAAGGTGTTGCTCTACCTCAAAAAGAGCGGACCGGACAAGTCGGGAAAAGCTCCCATCATGGGACGCATCACGGTAAACAGGACAATGGCACAGTTCGGATGCAAACTGTCCTGCACTCCCGAATTATGGAATCCACGTGAAAGCCGTCTGAACAGCAAAAGCAAGGAGGCGGTTGAGATCAATGCCAAGATTGAAAAGTTACTGTTAGCGGTAAACAATGCCTTTGACAACCTTGTGAATCGCAAGGTTGATTTTGATGCCACCGATGTGAAAAACATTTTTCAGGGCAGCATGGAAACGCAAATGACGCTCATGCGAATGACGGATGTTGTCTGCGATGACCTCAAAGCCCGTATCGGCATAGACAGGGCAAAAGGGACTTATCCCGGTTATCACTATATGCGCCTGACAATCGGGGAGTTCATCAAGACCAAGTACAAGGTGAAAGATTTGGCATTTGGACAACTGACAGAGCAGTTCATCCACGACTATCAGGCATTTGCCACCGGTAATAAGGGTTATGCGATTGATACCGTCCGCCATCATCTTGCCATCCTGAAGAAGATATGCCGTCTGGCGTATAAGGAGGGATATGCCGACAGAATCCACTTCCAGCATTTTACCTTACCAAAGAAGACGGAAACGACACCACGGGCATTGAGTCGTGAATCGTTTGAGAAAATCCGTGATGTGGAAATACCCGCTTACCGCAAATCCCATATACTGGCAAGGGATATGTTTCTCTTCGGGTGCTACACCGGGGTCTGTTATGCGGATGTTGTCTCGATTACCCACGAGAACCTATATACGGATGAGGACGGTGCTTTGTGGTTGAAGTATCGAAGAAAGAAAAACGAACTTCGTGCCAGTGTGAAACTGTTACCGGAAGCGATTGCGCTGATTGAAAAATATCATAGTGAGGATAGGGACACCCTGTTCCCTTTGCTGCATTGGTCAAATCTCAGACGACACATGAAAGCGTTGGCGGCACTGGCAGGCATCAAGGATGATTTGTGTTATCATCAGGCGAGGCACAGCTTCGCCTCGCTGATTACGCTTGAAGCAGGTGTGCCGATAGAAACCATCAGCAGGATGCTGGGACATTCCGACATTTCCACAACACAGGTCTATGCCCGTGTCAGCCCGAAGAAACTTTTCGAGGACATGGACAAGTTCATAGAAGCCACCAAAGATTTTCAATTAATTCTTTAATACAGAAAACGATATGCGAAGTACATTTTCACTTTTACCCTACATTAACCGCAGCAAAGTAAAGGCTGACGGTACGACCGCCATACTCTGCCGCATAACCATTGACGGCAAACAGACTGCCATCAGTACGGGGATTTATTGCCGACCGGAAGAATGGAACAGCAAGAAAAACGAGATTAAATCCGTAAGGGAAAATAACCGCTTACGAGAATATTTACGACTGACAGAGGAAGCCTACAATGAAATACTGAAATCGCAAGGTGTGGTCAGTGCCGAGATTTTGAAGAACCACATATCCTTGAACAACATCCATCCGACCACTCTTCTACAGATGGGAGAATGGGAACGTGAGCGGTTGAAGAAGCATTCCGAGGAAATAGACTCGACTTCTTCCTATCGAAGTTCAATGTATTATCAGAAGTACCTGACGGATTTTCTTACGTCCATCGGTAAAAAGGACATTCCCCTTGAAGAAGTGACGGAGGATTTCGGCAAGTCCTACAAAGCCCATTTGAAGAAATGCAAGAACTTCGGGGTTTCCCAGACCAACCATTGCCTGCGTTGGCTGAACCGCCTGTTGTATCTGGCAGTCGATAAGGAGATTCTTCGTGTAAATCCCTGTGAGGACTTGGAGTATGAGACAAAGCCGGAAGCAAGGCACAGGTACATCAGCCGTGAGGAGTTCAAGAAGATACTTTCCACACCGATGTATGACAAGCGTATGGAACTGGCAAGACGGGCTTTCATATTTTCCACCCTGACTGGACTGGCGTATGTGGACATCAAACTTCTTTATCCCCACCATATCGGAACAAACGCTGATGGCAGACGGTACATCCGCATCAACCGCAAAAAGACAAAGGTAGAGGCATTCATACCCTTACATCCCATAGCGGAGCGGATATTGTCGCTGTATAACACGACCGATGACGAGAAGCCCGTGTTTCCTCTTCCCAACCGTGATGCCCTATGGTTTGAGGTTCATGAATTGGGAATAACCATAGGAAAAGAGAAAAACTTGACCTATCACCAAAGTCGGCACAGCTTCGGCACTTTTTTGATTTCGGCGGACATACCGATTGAGAGTATTGCTAAGATGATGGGACACTCCAATATTAGAACGACACAGGGATATGCACGGATAACCGATGATAAAATTTCCAAAGATATGGACAAACTGATGGAGCGAAGAAAGGAAATATCGGCTGGCGAAAAGAAGAAATAGCAAATAATCATCATAAAATAAAGGAATTATGAGCAGAGGCATAATAACAATCAGTGAAACGGGTGCAGTCACTATGCCGACCGCACCCGTATGGATGATGCAATTTGAGATTGCCGACCTGTTCGGGGTGTTCTCGTGCAATGTCCGCAAGACGATACGGGCAATCTATAAGAACAATGAACTGAATGAAGCCGATACGATGCGATATATCAGGCAACCGGATGGTATCAGCTATGACGTTTACAACCTTGAAATGGTTATAGCCATTGCATTCAGGATATGCAGTAAAGAAAGTGCTTTGTTCAGACGGTTTATAATAAATGAAATCAGCACCACCAAAAGAGAAACGCCTGTTACGTTGTTTGTTTCCTGTGGCAGGAGTAATAACCGATGGTATAGTTGAGGTTCATCCCGTCAGCCACTTGTTTCCGTTGCCACACGTTTGAAAGGCATCCGACAACGAAAAATAAGCAACTGATGGGTAAAGAGCAGAAAAGGAACGGCTTACAGACGAAGCGCAGTATTGACACTTCATCCGTAAGCCGTTCCTTTTTTCTTTTTGTCGAAAATCTATTGCTGCCGCAATACAGGGCATACGGCAAACTGCACTCCTTTAAGAAAAATCAAGTTATCCTTTGTCGGTAGGCGGAGCGGTAGCCGTCATTCAGCATCCGTTCGATGTCGGATTCACGGTAGAGGATTTTACCGCCCAACTGGATATAGGCGATACGCCCTTCATTGCGGTAGTCCTGAAGTGTCCGGCGGCTCACTTTCAGCCGTGCCGACACTTCCTTGTCAGTGAAGAAACGTTCACCGCCCAGTGTCGGGCGGCAATTGGCGGTCAGATGCTCTACATTGTCCAGCAGTCGGTCAAGACTGCCCATGAAGTGGATTATCCACTCACTGTCCTTGTTAATCAGTTCGTTCATGTTACTTTGGATTTAGTGGAATTATTGTTGTTACCCTATTCGGTTATCAGATAGTCCTGCCTTTGAATCCCGCTTCTTTTCTCCTGTCCTCCACGATGGAAACGATACGCTCCACATCTTCGGGACGGTAGTAGGTCTTGTGGTTTATCTGCGAGTAAGCCAGCGTGCCGTTATCCCGCAGTGTCTGCAACGTGCGGGGGCTGATGTTGAGCATACGGCATACGTCCTGATTGTCCATCCATTCGCTCATTTTCTTTTCCCCGTGCCGATGGCAGATGGCATCCATACGGCTGACGAAACGGTCGAACTTGGCGACCATTGCCTCAAAGGTCTTTCTTTCAATTGATACGATTTCCATATTGTCCTTCTTTTAATTGTTACTGTTTCTTTTTCTTTCGCCACAAAGGAATACATTATCCGCTGTCATGCAATGGATTTCCAGAAAGTGGCAGCGTGTTGCGCCGATACGGCAGTCATTGTCCGGGGCACTGCTTGCCGGTTATCTGTGAGCAAGCCTGTGGAATACGATTTCCGTTCAGCCTTTAATTCCCATGTCTTATAAAGAAGCCACAGCCAAAATAAGGGCTTAATTCAAAATTTTCCCCAACCGTACCTTTGTCCTTTCAGCTGTTCATATCCGGCAAATCGGTGAAGTCCGCACCGGTTTGTCAGTCTCCATAAAGCAAAACCGTACAAAAATGCCTAAGAGAATCCAAATGCTTGACTGACTGCATTAAAGCACCTTACTTCGCTCCCGATAATCGGTCGAGGTGCTGACTAAGACCACATTCAATAACTTAATCAATTTGTTTTTTACAATGAAAAGAGAACCAAACATTACAGAGCAGCAGGCTCGTGAAATCGTGGAAAAAATGGGACGCAGGGAATCCTACGCTCCCAAGTCTGTGGATGACTTCTACAGGAGCATCGGTCTGGAGCCGGAGGAGCTGGAACAGCCCGGCAAGGCCGTCACGGAAGAAGCGGAGACCGCTATGACGGATGAACAGTCAGGAGCGGTGAGCGGGGAAGTGACTATTCCGCAGAAGCGCATCAGCGGCAAGCAGCGCAGGCTGTCTTTGGAGGAGTACCGCACCACCTATCTCAAAGTTCCCAAGATTATCAACCGCAAGCCCGTGTTCGTCAGTGAGACGGTGCGTGACGAGCTGGACAGGGTTGTCCGCTACCTAGGAGGAAAGGGCATGAGCGCATCCGGACTGATTGAGAACCTTGTCCGCCTGCACCTCGATGCCTACCGGAATGACATCGAGCAGTGGCGCAAACTCTGACGGGATTACGGTGGAATCGGTTGAGCCGTTGGATGCACTCCATCGGTTCGACCGATACACAAAGTGAGTTATTACACTTGGAAATCAATCCGACAGGCGGAGGATTCTTGTGTCCTCAAAGACACAGCAAGGTATGTTTTCAGTTACTCGGATGTTCCGGAGTAACTGAAAACCCTTGCACCGCCGTGGGCAGAATTATCCTCCGAAGTCGGATAATTTCGGGGTTTCTTAATCAAAGATTAAACAAAGGATAAACTATAAAATTGAAAGAATAAGAAGAATGAAAAAGAAGAGCAAGTACGGGAGAAATCCCAAGTTGAACCAGAAGACACACTGCGTGATGGTGCGCTTCGATGATGTGGAATGGAACAGGTTCCTCACGATGTACGAGGAATCAGAGGTGTACGCGAAAGCCGTCTTTCTCAAGGCACACTTCTTCGGGCAGAAGTTCAAGGTACTGAAAGTGGACAAGACGATGGTGGACTACACGACCAAGTTGTCCGACTTTCACGCCCAGTTCCGGGCGATAGGTACGAACTATAATCAGGTAGTCAAAGAGCTGCGCTGCCATTTTTCGGAGAAAAAGGCAATGGCGTTGCTCTACAAGTTGGAGAGTTGTACCATTGACCTTGTGAAGTTGAGCCGGGAGATTGTAGAGCTTTCAAGGGAGATGTGGGCTAAGTGGGAGCAATCAAAATCCGACTGATATGGCATCGGTAAAGGTCAAGTTCCGCCCATCCACCGTGAGCGGCAGGGAGGGTACACTCTACTATCAGATTATCCATAACCGTGTGGTCAGACAAATAAACACCGAGTATAAGCTTTTCGTTTCAGAATGGGACTGCCATTCCGAAACGGTTGTCTTACATCATCTGTCACCAGAACAAGAGAGGAATAACTATCTGCTTTCGATAAGTTCTCGCATCAGATGGGACAAGGACAGATTGAATAAGATTATACATACCTTATCGCAATCCGGCAGATTTGTGACGGATGATATAGTCGTGCGCTTTCGAGGAGGTAGACAAGAACAATCATTTAACGACTATATCTGCCAACAGATAGCAAGATTGAAGCGTTTGGGGAAGATACGCACTTCGGAAACCTATATGGCGGCACTCCGAAGTTTCAGCGGTTTTATGAATGACAAGGCGGTCTTGTTTGACCAGCTTAACGCCGACCTGATTGCGGAATATGAGGCTTATCTGAAAGGAAGAGGCAATTCGCCCAATACCGTATCGTTTTATATGCGCATACTGAAAGCGGTCTATAACCGTGCCGTGGAAGATGGACTGACTGAGCAACAGTATCCGTTCAAGTCTGTTTATACGGGAGTGGAGAAAACCATGAAACGAGCCTTATCGCTCAATGACATCAGACGTATCAAAGGAGTGGACTTGTCATTGAAACCAAGTCTTGACTACGCTTGCGATATGTTCCTGTTCTGTTTTTATACAAGGGGAATGTCGTTTATTGATATGGCTTATCTGAGAAAGAAAGACTTGCAGAATGGTACTCTTTCCTATCGCAGACGTAAGACAGGGCAACAACTGTTCATCAAATGGGAAAAATGTATGCAAGATATTCTTGACAAATATCCGATAAACGAAACGGAATACCTCTTGCCCATCATTACAAAACAGGACGAAGATTATCGGAAGCAATATGCCAACAAACTTCACCACGTAAACTATTTGTTGAAGAAAATCGGGAAACTTTTGGATTTGCCAATACCCTTAACGATGTATGTCGGTCGGCATTCATGGGCAAGTATCGCCAAGAGCCGTAATGTGCCTGTCTCTGTCATCAGCGAGGGGATGGGGCATGATTCAGAGAACACTACGCAGATTTATCTTGCATCGTTGGATACTACTGTGGTGGATAAAGCCAATAAGAAGATACTGGATTTGCTGTGAAGTGATAGATGTTTAGCGAATCTGTCCAACGCTTGCCAAGAGACGGATATTTAAGTGCAAAATTAAGCAAAATAATGATTCTCAGGATATAAAACACTGAAAATCTTGAACGTTACCCTGTTTTTGTTTTACAGGAGGAGCCTAATGTTTTGTGAAAGTAATTCATGTAAAAGCTAAACACGGCTATATATCAACAAGATAAGAAAGATAGTCCGTCTCTTGGCAAGAGAGGGAGATAACAATTATATCAATATATACAGTCATGGGATTTTTTGACCTATTTACAAAAAAGAACAATAACAACATGGGGCAATCGTCTCATGTTACTCACCTTATGGATTCTATAAATTCACAAGGTGAAAAACAGTGTATCAAATCTGCTCAAACTCATAACTTGTCTATTTACAAACTTGAAGATTTAATAGCAATGCAATTGGGGCAAGGTTTAATATTAGCCCCATATGATGCACAACGCTATTTTGAATTAGGAGAAAACGATGCACAACTTCTCTCCATCCTGTCAGATGATGTCATTAAACGTTATCTGCCGAATATGGATTTTTCTACGAAGGATTCTGCTCTTAAGTTTCTTTCTAACCTACCCATTCTTACAGAAAAAGGACTTTCCATTGCATATGTTATCACTGCTGATAATATGCCGATAGGATTTATTTTTATAGATACTCCGACTGTTAACGAAAGAATTGGACTAAATAAATGGACACTTACGTTCTTTATGCTTTCCTCAATGAGAGGCAAAGGACTAATGACGGCATCGCTCGGTAGAATATTGTATTTACTGAAGACAAAGCTTGGTGTATCTCAAGTTTACGCTACTGCCGATAAGACAAATACTGTTTCACAAAAGATTTTACAAGCAACCTGCTTTGAACCTACAGATATCCACGATGTGGCTAACCAAGGTATTACTTATGTTTGTAATCTTGATACTTTGAATTTTCACCATAAATAATTCATCACCATGAACTTGTCTATTTCAACAGATACTTGGGTTTGCTTGAGTATTATTGTCGTTGCCTTTATCGTTTGTCTTATCCTTGTACTCAAGTTCAAGAACAGCGAAAAAATGGAGGCTAACCGCAGAATAATAGAATACTTTCCAACATTGGTTTCCACCCTCGGGGTGTTGGGTACTTTTTGGGGGATCACAAAAGGTTTGATGGCTTTTGACACATCCGATCTTGACCAATCCATTCCTGGCTTGCTTGATGGTTTGAAAACGGCTTTCTTTACTTCATTGGCAGGTATGATTGGTTCTATGTTCCTCTCTGCTTTTATCAGTAAGAAACAGGACGAAAGAGATGGTGGCATTTCCGACATTAATCAAGCAGCAGGAGAAATTACTAAGTCTGTAAAGGCAATGAGCGATGCTAATACCGAAACTATGCGCTCAATTCAGCAACAACTCACTGAACAGGAAGCGGACCGCAAGGCGTTTTACCGCACTGTGGGAGAAGTGATGTCTAAGATATCCGATACGCAAAAGTCCATTACTTCCGCCATTGATTCGTTGGTGGTGTTACAACGTAGCCAAGAAAATTCCCTTGCCGACATTAAAGAAGCTACTACGCAACAATCCGTGGCTATCAATTCTGTGGCTAAGTATTCGCAAGAGGTTAGCGAATACACGCATCATCTCGGCGAAATCCTTGATGTTATTTCTGGCATGAGCGGAACGGAAGACGAAATCAATGAAAAGGTTGGCAAACTTAAAGAGATTATTCACGGAGAGGTTATCGAGATTGAAGATAATATGGCGAAGACCAATAAACTTTTGGAAAGCAAATTCGATGAATTTACCGAGTTGCTTAAAAAGAGTAATACGGAAGCCCTTGTGGAAGTGATGAAAAAAGTCACCGAGGAATTCCAAAAGCAAATGAACTCGCTTATTAACAAGCTCATTCAAGAAAATTTCGACCAACTCAACAAGTCGGTGGAAAAACTCAATCAATGGCAGCAGGAGAACAAGGAGATGATTGCTTCGCTCACTCATCAGTACAGGGAAATGTCCGACAATTTCGAGGCTACCTCTACTTCGCTTACTCGTGTCAAGGACGACACGACTTCGCTTGTCAGCGAGGGTGGCAAGCTTCGTCAGCTTGTTGATGCACTTAATCAAGTTATCATCGAGGACGAACGTTTCATAGAAGTTACCAAGGAACTCCATGAAACTGCCAATCTCTCCAGATCCAATATGGAATCGTTCAATGAATCCACCAAGACACTCAATGAGTGGGTACGCAAACAGCGCAACTTTGTGGACGGTGTGCAACTCCTTATCGCCAAGTTGGAGGAACTTAACAAAATCCGTGATTACGGTGAACAGTTCTGGCAAGGTACGAAAGATAAAATGGAGGAAGGTGTCGGAATCCTTACACGTGGGTCGCAGACGCTCAATTCGCAGCTCACTTCTCTTGACCGTCAGTTCTATGGTCGCTTGAGCGCAACCCTTGCTGAACTTGACAACTGTATTACTAAGATGGTGGAACAAGTCGGTAAACGTAGATAATTATGGCAAAAACTAATGTATGGATTTCTGTTTCCGACTTGATGACGGGGTTAATGGTGATATTCCTTTTTGTCGCCATTGCCTATATTAGTCGTGTGCAGAAAAACCAGTCTGTACTTACAGACTATGTGGAAACAAAGAACGAACTTCATAATAAACTTGTGAAAGAATTTGCGGGCGATACGCTCAAATGGCAAATGGCTATCGGTAAAGACCTCACTATGAAATTCAAAGAACCGACCGTGCTTTTTGCCACCGGCTCATCGGAACTAACTCCACGCTTCAAAGAAATCCTTGATGAATTTCTCCCTCGCTATTTCAGTATTCTATTGAATGACAGCTTGCGCTCTAACATTCAAGAAATACGCATTGAGGGACACACTGATGATGTGCCTATGCCAATATACGATGCAGACCCGTATATTGCTAATGTCAAGCTTTCACAAGAACGTGCTTTGTCTGTTCTAAAATACTTCCGTTCTATGTCGCAGTTTACAAAATACTCAGACAACCAGAAGCGGTTGCTTGAATATTGGTTCACTGCAAACGGACTTTCTTATGGTAAGGCTCTTGATGCAGACGGAGATTTCATCATCCGATCCAACAAACCGATTGACCGTGCTTTTTCTCGCCGTGTAGAGTTCCGTATTGTCACTTCTGGCGATGAGATACTTGAAAACTTTGTAAAGGAGAACACCAAATGAGTTTCGATTTTGACATAGATGCTGAAGAAGAATGGTTCGATGACTCCGCCCCCATTTATGACTTCCCCAATCTAAAAAAACGCCTGACCGATATGGGCATACAGATTGGACTAGCGGGCGCATGGCGTTCTGTCGGAACGGTCGATGTGCTGCCTGAAGACATCGGTGAACGCATTCTTTTTGAAGACGGCGGCATCTTCTATATTGATGACGAGGGGGTGAAACGCCGTGGCTTTATGTATAAGGCTGCTTTCTATTTCGAGTGGCAGGGACGCATAAGTCAACCCAAGTTTCACGTCTGTAAATGTACCGCTATTGAAAACTTCGGTCGTGATGCCTATCGTTTCGCCAATGCAGAGCCTATTAAAGTTTATTCGCGTAATGCTCACAAAGAAGTGGAAGTTGAGGGTATGGAGCTATGCGGTTATTGCAAACGTATGCTAATGGACGAAGAAGCGGAACGGGTGAACGATTCAACTGACTTTGTGGAAATCCTGAAAGAAGCGGGTGATGTGAAAGAACCCACGGAGTATGATGTGGATATTTTCGGTTATGTCAAAAATTGGGAGGAAATTTCACTTGCTTACCGTACAAAGAAACAATTTACTTGCGAACGATGTGGCACACAAGTAGAGGACGGCTTCGACCATTACTATATGCAAACCCACCACAAAAATGGAGTAAAGACTGACAATCGTGAGGGTAACCTTGAATGTCTGTGTATTAAATGTCACTCCGAAGTGGACGATACCCACCGCCGTAATTTTTCTTCTGGGGCGCAAAAAGTCATGATTGACGAATATATGCGCAAATACCACGGAAAAGAATCAAGCTCTATTATTTCTCGTCTTATAAAGGCGGTACATAATCGACAAGAGCCTCCTATTATAGTGAATGATGACGACCTTCCTTTTTAA